CAAGCAAGGCAAAATTGCGGGCTGCCTATAGAGCTGCTGGCGCTGTAGAAGTCGGCGATTCATACGAGCGAGGGTATGTGCCAGAAAAAGAATCGGGTTCTTCTGAGCAAGCATTAGTCGCAAAACTAAAAGGTCAAATAATAGATAGGTACAGAAATGGTTGATACCGCTGAAAGCACAGAGATTAAAGTAGAACGAGAGCAAGCTGATGTAAGCATACGAGATGCCCTACAGCAGCAATTGTCGGGTGAGTCTACAAATGAGCCCGATCATGAGGAAGCAGCAGTAGAGGTAGAAAGCGAAGAACAAGAAGCCGAAACTATTGCAGAAGAAGCTACAGAAGCAATCCCCGAAGAGACTCACGCACCACTTGCGCCACCTGCTGACATGAACGCTGTCGAGAAGCAGGCTTTTCTTAATCCAAGTCCAGAAAATAGTCATATCATCCAATCCTATCTTAATCGGAGAGCGTATGAGACACGCACTCAATACGATAAGAAGATGCAAGAGGTTAATCAATTAAAGAATAACCTAAGCAGCCTTCATGATAGCGTAAAACAATATGAAGATGAGTATGCTAAAGAGGGCTATACGATTGCCGACGTAACAAGGCGATCAATTGCATGGGATAGAGCTATGCAAAATAACCCTGTTACTACAGCAAGAGAATGGCTTGAAAGCTATGGATTGACGGTTGATGACTTACTTGATCAAGAAATGGCAGGGCCACAACAACCAGAAATGGCTGCTCAAACCAACTACCTTACCAAAGAAGAGGCAGAGCGCATTGCTGATGAGAAGTTTCAATCAATGCAGAATGACCAGCAAAAAAAGGCTATTGAGTATTACAATCAACAAGTTGTAAACTCATTTACAGCTAACAAACCATTGTTCAAAGATCCTGAAACAGCAGCCCAACTTGAAGCAGAGATGGCCCCTGTAGTTCAGGCTCTTACAAGTACAGGCAAGTACAGCTCCGCAGAGGAAATACTGGAAACGGCCTATAACTATGTGGTTAACGGCAATCCGACTTTCTCCAGCCTAATGTCAAAGATGGCTGCTCAGTCGGCAATGGAAAAAGAGCAAGCCAAGGTAGCTAAAGCTAAGGCGGCGAGCAAATCAATAACTGGCTCCGCAGGTAGTGGAACTCCCAGAATAGAAAGTAAAAATATTCGGGATAATCTACGCCGCCGCATGGCTGGATAGTTGTAAGGTTATCCCGACATTAAAGGGATAATAAAATGGCAAATTTAGAGGAAGCAATTGTAGCGACCTTGTTTGACCAGTCTGATTCCATCGCTGATGAGGTTCTTCACCACAATCCGCTTTTGGCTTCACTGGACGATCAAGGTCTTGTTCGCAAAGTTTCTGGTGGATACGAACTCCGAAAACCCATCATGTATAATGATGCTGCTGTAGGAGGATTCTACCAAGGTTATGATTCGTTTGATCTTTCAGCAATTGATGATGCTACAGCATTTCGATTCGCTATCAAGCAAGTATATGAGCCAGTAGCTATAAGCGGTCGTGAGCGACGAGCTAACCGTGATGAAGCTCAACTCCTAGACCTTGCTGAGATGAAGATGAAGGCAGCTATTTCTCGTTTGAAGAATACTGTTGGAACTTCGCTTCGAGGCGACGGAACAGGTTCTGGTGGACTTGAGTTTGATGGTATTAAGAAAGCAATTTCTACATCTCCATCTTCAGGTACATACGGAACAATTGACCGTTCAACTAACGTATTTGCTCGTAACCTAGCTGTAACAGCTACACTTGACGCTACAAACGTACAAGGCAATGTAACTGATACAATCTCTCAGGTTGTTCGTGGCGATGAGCAAGTTGATCTTGGTCTTTGTGATCGTACAGCTTGGAAGCATCTGCACAGCTCCCTAACAGCTATTCAGCGTATTCAAGCTCCTACTAAGAAAGCAGTCGGTGGTTTCCGTGCCCTTTCTTATGACGGCGTTGATTTCGTGTTTGATGGCGGTTATGGATCGGCAGTTCTTGAATCAAATTCAATCCGACTTATGAATACTAAGTACTGGACATTTGATATGGTTCGAGGCGCAGACTTCAAACCTCTTCAGCCTCAGATGGATCGACCTATCGACCAAGATGCTTTCTTCACGGTTATTATCGTGGAAGGTAACTTGTGTTGTGCGGCTCCTGCTCTACAAGCTGTAATTGCACCATAAGGAGGAGTAAAATATGTCAAGTCAAGCATTTGGAGTAAATCCAGGAAAAACATATACAACTACTGATCTACCTCTCCCAATTGGAGTTGGTTCAGTAGGAAAAACACCTGACGGAACTTGGATGTTCGTTCAAGCTGACGGTGCTATCGACCAATACGCTGCTGTAAAAATCAGCGATGACGGGCAGGCTGCTATGCTGACAACTACTAACGCTGGAAGTAATAACCTCCAGGTTGGTATTGCTCAGGTAGCTGCTGCTAACGATGAATACCTTTGGGTATTCGTTGGCGGTGTTGGCGGTGGTGGAGTAGGAAGCGGAATACAGGTTAAGGCCGCTGCTTCTTACGCTGCTGATGCTAACCTACAAACAACGGCTACTGCTGGTGTTGTTGATGATGCTTCTACTACGCTCATTAAGAACGTAGTCGGGCTTACAACACTCGTGGGAGCTGGAACAGTTGAAGTTAAAACAACTGGATATTTGTCGGTTAATTAAGCGACTGAAGGGGGGGGAGGAAACTCTCCCCCCACTTTTTATTGAGGCATTATGGCAAGCGATTTTACACCTTCTAATCCAGGCGCACTGTTCTCAGCGTCAAAACTAGCAACCGTTACACCTAGCGACAGCACTGATCTCGGTGCGGTAAGAGCTTTGTTTGTAGGCGGCGCTGGTGTTGTAAATGTTTTAGCGCAAGGCGACACTTCTCCAGTACAGATCACGGTGCCAGCAGGGACTTTGTTGCCAATATTTGCAAGCAAGGTTTATTCAACAAGCACAACAGCAACGCTTATTGTAGCAATGTACTAGTATGTTTATTGGCATTAAAGGTCTTGGAGTTGTAGGTTCGGTGGTCGGCAATGTAAGCGGCCCTGCCTACGATTCTGACGCTCAAACCTACATTGATGCTGTAGAGGCTGCCGACGGTCAAGCGTTAGAGACTGATGTTAAAGAAGCCTATAACAACTTCTTTGTAGGCTTAAAAGACGATGGGTTGCTCACTGACTTATCGGCTTGTTGCTTATTGCTTGGCGCTCGTACAGTCGCTGGTGCTTTAACTCCACTAGTTCCTTCCATGCCTACGCCCATCAACAACAACTTTGTTAGTGGTGATTACAGTAGAACCACAGGGTTAAAAGGTGATGCAAGCACCAAATATATAGATACTGGATTAGCCGCTAATTCAGATGGTCAAAATGATTTTCATTTGTCCGTGTATGAGACTGAACTGCACAATACTGGCGGTAGCACAGGAGGTATTATCGGATATACTGATTTCCCTGGTTCGGGAAATGCGGCTCAGATCGTGTATAGATACAACGCACTTTTTATTCAACGTGCAAAAGACCCTAACAGCACTCAGCTATCTAGAGGTACAGCAACGGGATTTTCTGGCATCGTAAGAAATGGGCCATTCGGTTTTGATTACCGCTACCCCAGTGGCACCGGAAACATTACAGGTACAAGTAGTGCTGCGCCAAGCGCCAATATGTATGTTTTTGCGAACCACTTGCCAGGAACAGGCGCATATATTAAAGCGAACGGCCGAATCACCTTTTATTCATTCGGTGCGGCAGTAACACTTGCGACTCTTGATAGCCGAGTTTCAACTTTAGTCAGTGAAATTGGAGCCGCTTTGCCATGACCTTAGAAGACCTTATCCCAGATTTACCGCTGAGTTATGCCGAAGGCAAAACATACGGCTTAGTGTTTGCCGTAGATTTGAAAATGCGGCTTGATGAAATACAGCAAGAACATCCACCTACTAATTACGCCACACCTGTAGAAACGGCTGATGGGCGTTACATACTTCACGGTGATTTACTCAGTGAAGTGGGGCCAGACGGAATGTTTGCTGGAACATTTTCTTATTTAGATCAATCGAGATTTAATGAGGTTGAGGTTTTGTCGTGGGCAGATGCACAAGCATTGTTGCCTCCAAGACCCGATCCTGTTTAGAGCTTGTAATAGTGACTATGGTATATAAAAATATTGACAAACCGTTTATGTACCACAGGGAGAATTTATGGCACAGGTAGATTGGGCAAGTATAATGAATGGCAATAGCAAACCGCAAAGAAGGTACAGCGGAGCTAATGTGAAATTCTTTTATGCCTACAATGAAAATCGTGAAAAGTCGTTAAATGAGGGACGACCTATATTTGACGAAATTCCTTCAATTTCAATTCAATGGCCTGGTGGTGATGAGACTGTTAGGCGCATAGAACAGCAGGATATTCATGAATACCCAGAACTTTACGAGCGTTTTAAGGCAGGAAGTGAGCCAGTAACCGAAGGTACTCCACTAGCTGAGTGGGCTATGATGAGTGGTTCTGCACTAAGAGAGCTAAACTATCTTGGCTTTAAGACAGTAGAGCAATTAGCAGCGGCAACTGATGAAGTTAAAAGAAAGATAGGGCCACTATCAAAACTTGTCACTATGGCAAAAGATTGGTTAGAGGCTGCAAATTCAGATCAAAATGAGGTGGTAAAGCTAAAACAACAATTAGCAGCAGAGACCGCAAAAAGAGAGCAATTAGAGGAAAAACTAGAGTTATTCCTACAACGCATTGAAGCAAACGAAGGAACGGATTTAAGACCGCTAAGAAAAGAAATGGCAGAAGAAGAAACACCTGTAGCAGCGGAACCAGTAGAAGTAGAAACGCCAAAGAGACGAGGTAGACCAAGGAAGCAATGAGTTTAAGCACGGTTATTCAAAATGTAGCAGACGAAGCAGGGTACACCGTAAGCGCCAATGTGATCGGCGCTACCGATACTACTACGAAACAGCTTCTTGCAATTGCACAGCGAATTAACCTTGAAATGTTCGAGCAATACCCCTGGACTAAATGCTATGCTTCAGGGGCTATTACTCTAGTGGCTGGTCAGGCGCAGTATGCCTTGCCAGCCGCTTTTTCTTATTATCAGTACGACACCTTCTGGAATCAATCTAACCGCTGGAGAGTGTTGGGGCCAATGACGGCTCAAGACTATGCCGACATAAGAGGGTTTGGCCTTAACCCCACTATTTATCAACAGTTTCAAATAAGAGGTATTAGCAATGATCAACTTCTTATTTATCCTACGCCGACGGAAAGCGGTGATGTCATCATTTTTGAATACATTGCGGATCGCAGTGTTAAACCTAAAACCTGGACAGCTACTACTGCTTTTCCGGCTGGTAGTTATTGTTTTTATAACGGCAATTATTATCAGACAACTTCTGGAGGCACGACAGGAGCAACTCCACCAACGCATACTACAGGCAGTGTATCCGATGGTGGTGTGACTTGGACGTATTACAGTGGTTCCTACAATAAATTTCTAGCTGATACTGATAGTTCTGTTTTTAATGAAAAAGTATTGGAGCAGGGCATCTTAGAAAGGTTTGCAGAGATTCACGGCTTAGACAGTGTAAGACCTAAATACCAAGTGCAATTACACGAGGAATGGTCGAGAGATATGCCAGCAAAGATTCAGTATGCTGGAACAATGAGACGCAATCAGATTTACGCAAGAAACGGAGTAGCATCATTTGGAACATGGATATAGATTATGAATGGATTTCAACCACCTGCATTTGTAGCTAATGACCCTAGAGGTACTTTTTACTGGTACGTTTCTAACGGTATGCCATATCAAGAAGCTGCTAATCTTGTAGCACAACGGTTCGGCCAACCGAAAACAAAAGAGCAATTAGCAAGAGAAAAAGAAAAAGCAGAACAAAACTATCAGGCTGGTCAAATTGCTGGTTCGTTAGGTGGCATGGTTGTCGGTGGTGAAGCGCTTGCTGGATTTCCTAACGTAAAAAAGTATTTGGGATATGGACAAACACCGACTGACGCAGGAAGCGGTTCTATTAGCATGACACGGCAAGTCCCACCTCCAACAACAAGTGTTGATGGTAGCGGAGCTGGAGCAGTAGATTTAGGTGGTGGTACAGGTGGCACTGGGGGCGGTGTTGCAACTCCAAAAGTATTAGAAGTTAAAGGAGCGACTGCAACAATAGAAACACCTGCTGGTGTTGAGCAGGTTCCATCGGAGGCTCTAAACGATCCAGGGTTCTTTTCCAACATTGATTGGAATAAAGCAGCTCAAGGCGGCATGGGAGCCATGCAGCTTTATCAAGCATACAAAGCGTACAAGGGCGGCGATAAGGTCGGAGCTGGTATTTATGGAACTGCTGGAGCAACAAACATAGCAGCTTCAGGGTTAGCAGGTCAGTTTGCACAGCAAGCAGCAGGAGACGCACTAGGAGGATATTTAATACCAGGCGTAAACGTAGTGACAGGTTTGTACAGTGGATACAAAACTGCTGATGCTCTTAGTGATATGGCGGCTGGTAACGATAGATATAAAACTGGCGCAATGGGAATGGCTGCTACGGGTGCTGCTATTGGTAGCGTGATTCCTGGTGTCGGAACAGCGATTGGAGCAGTTGTAGGAGCCTTAGCTGGACTTACGGCAGCTAAGTTTGGTTCTAGTAAAAACAAAGCACAAATGTTGCGAGATGGGATTCGTGATGTATGGCAAGAGAACGGAATTGTCGATGAAAACTATCAGGGTACATTGGCTGACGGCACAGCCTTTGACTTCGGTGTAGATGGTAGCAAGTTAAAATGGAAAGAAATTGATAAGATTGCGGAAGCACAGCCGGAGGCGTGGAGCGCAGCGGTAGGTCTGCTTGATCCCCTAGTGAGCAGCTACGGTCTTAAAGGGCAAAAAATGTCAGACGTTACGGCGTGGTTAGCTAGGGCAGCGGTTAGTAATGCAGGGAACGACCCACAGGTTGCTATTGAAAACGTAAAGCATTTTGCTGCACAGCAGGGCCTCGACGGAGATGCGTATCAGAAAATAATGGATACCTTTCGAGCAGAGGACAAAATTACGGCAGAAGAATATGACCGAAATATGAGTCATGCTGCAAGATTGTTTGGAGAAGCAACGCCAGATGTAACGGAAGAGTTGATTGCACGACCTGCCGAGGGTGAGGTTGCAAGACTTTCTCCTGGCATGTATCGAGATGCTAGTGGCAATTTAGTGAAAGCAAATTCAATGCGAGCAGCGTTAGAAAAAGCATACAAGGGTAAAGAAAAAAGTAAGGAGCTATAATGGCAAGAGGAATGATGTCACGTCCACCAACTGGCGGCGGATTAAAAGAGCTTAGCGCAAGACAACAACGACGCAAGCAGTATTTAGAGCGTCAAGGCCGAGAGTTTAAGCCCAGTGGTCGAGTAGCTGGTCAGCCTACAGAAATGCCAGAAATGACCGCTAGACAACAGCGACGGCAACAGTATTTAGCAAGGCGTGATGCTAGACGACAAAGAGCTGTAGAGGATTACAGAGCGCAACAAGCCGGGCAACAAGCCGGGCAACAGCTTGGAAGGTTTCCTGGACTTCCTGAAGGATTACCTGAAAATTATCAGCCGTATCCGTTGGATCTAACTCCAGAGCAAAGGAAACAATTAGAAAGTAATTTATTAAGTGGAAACTTCCGTAGCGACAATCCCAATGCACCTCAAGATGCAATGTTAAGAAGGCCAGCAGGATCTCCACTTTTTGCAGATTATTTTGGCGGTCAAGGTTATGGCAACATGATGGGTCAACTACCTGCTGGTGTAACTCAAGGTCAGGCAGTAGCAGCAGCAATGCAAGAGCCAGAACGCCTACCAAATCCTGAAACATTGAATCGGATGCCAGGACAACCGTTCGGGCAATATACGGCAGCAGGACAGTACCGACCTCTACCATTCTATGCAACGCCGCAGCAGATAAGAGAGAGGCAGGCGTTGATACAAGGTGGACATTATTTCAACCAGCTACCACCTGCACAACGAATGAGGTAATAAATGCCGCTGCAAGGTTTCACAATGCCACCACCATATCGGGGCTTAGACTTAATAAGCCCCGTAGATAACATGGATCCTAGCCATGCTTTAGAGCTAGTAAACGTGTTTTGTGGCCCAAGTGCGCCTACAGTCCGGTTAGGGTATGAGGAGTTTGTAAATACTGGCCTTAGCTCTCCCTTGTATTTTTTAGCTACATTGCAGTTAAAAAATGGCACTGAGCAACTTATTGCGGCAAACGATACGAACATATACAGCGTCAGCGAATCAGGAATTAGTACTGATATTACTAATTTGACACCACACACAGATGCAGAGTTTCAGAGTACTGTATTTGCAAATAATATCTATTTTGCAAACGGTGTTGATCATTTTAGCGTATACACTGGCTCTGGAACTGTTACAGATACAACCTTTACGTTCGGTGGTGGTGTAACCGGACACGACATCATAAATTGCGCTAATTACCGTGAGCGCCTCTACATGATAGAAAAAGAAAGCGCTATTGTTCACTACGGAAATACTCAAGCTACAGGGGTTAGCGGTACGTCTAGCACAAACAGCTACGACTTTCAGTATGTATTTAATCACGGTGGGTTTCTAGTAAACTGCGGAACCTATACAAATCAAACGTCAACAACCTCACAAGCTCTGTTTTTTGCATGTAGCAGTGAGGGCGAGATGGTCTTCTTTTCAGGAACCTCGCCAAGTGATTCTAACTGGTCTTTAGTTGGTCGATACTACATA